CGTTGCGTTGGCGAGCCAAGCGGCGCTACCACTCGGCGTCATACTATTTGAAAGACACTTCTCAGTGGAATTCCCATTCCTCAAGGTGGTGGCTGATCTTGCGCGGCGCAACCTCCGTGCCGCAAGGGCGCCCGTAGAAGACGTGGTAGGGCAGACGGCGCTTTCTATCCTACGCTCCTTGGGTGCAGACGAGCCCGACTTTCCCCCGGAGGAACGACTCTCCAGCATCGAGGAGCTTGCTGAATGCTACGAGACACGGGTTCACGCTGGCGACAACTGGCAGGAAGTGCCCGGTTGGCTGCGGCACGCCGGGTCAACGGCAGGTGAAGCACGCCGGAGGGAAGCAAGCAGGATGCTGGGAAAACAGGCTCATCAACTCCCGCAGGAAGCCTACGGCGACGTGCGCTATTTCCTCGGCCGCTGCTATTGCAGCTCGCAGGGCACCGAGGCCCGGTCGGCGATGTTTGAGTGTGCTTTATGCAGCGAAGCGCAGGGGTGCAACCGAGCACGCCTTGGTTACCGTTGGTGCTGGAGGTTCCTAGATCATCTGGATATGGAGGTCGAGGCCATCGACTCCGGGACGGACGTGGTCCGCTTCCTGAAAGGCGCCGCACACTATTTTGGTGCGACCATCAAGATGAGGGACGTGTCGACGGACGGCGTGGCGCTCGACGAACAACGCTTCGTCGGAGCCCAGGGCACCGAAGAGCGTGTCGAGATACGGCGTTCGGACACGACTACGACGATTTCATGGTCTTCTGGTTCTTCACGCGACGAAACGGCTGCAGAAGGTTATGCGCCCGTGGGCACGGTCGCAAGCGCCCCCCCGCATGAGGCCGGAGACATACCGTGTTGGCAGGAAAAGGCTATAGCGGAGCTGACCGCCATCTGGCCGCGAATCGGTGATGGAATCCTCGCCACCGTCGGGCGCACAAACGAGTTTGTGGCCGACGCTTTGTATGGCCTCTCCGTGCTGCACTTCGACTACCTCGGCGCAGAAGCGCCGCCGCCGTTGGCAGCAGAGACGCGGCTCAAGTCTGCTTGGGGGCTCCAGCCCAAGAAGAACAAACTTCACGTCCCGTACTTCCGGCTGCGTTCTGCGATGGCCTCGACAGTGGCCGTCATGGAGGAAGTAGGAGAAGAACTCGTTCTAAAATGGCTCGACGAAATAAACGCGGTGCGCCCTGTACGTCAACCGCGGATCGAACGTGTCTCGTTCATACGCCGTTCTGGCATGCCACAGGCCACCGCATATACGACGGCACGATCAAAGCGTGCCGTCGAAGAACTGGAGGCAACGATGGGGACGAACTGCGTGCGCTGGGCTGAAGCTGCGAACGTAGAAGCTTCCTTATCGCGCTACTTCGTCGAACCGGAGTACCATGCGACGTCAGAGCAAGAGTTCCTACGTGCCGCAACAGCGCTCATCGCACAGGTGCCTGAGGTGTTCCGCGACCATGACCTCACCGACCCTGGTTATGTCGCAAGGACGATTGTCATGAAGTACAGTTGCGGCGTGCCGTTCGAGGGTAACAAAGCGTTGCGTGCGGACGACACGGAGTTCCTTCTCCGCAGGCGCGCGGACCTACGTTCCACGGGCTGGCTGCGGTCATGTGTCGAGCTCGTGCGTAGGCACCTCGCCGCCGGCGAAGTGCCGAGAGATATCCATCACTCCTTCGTGAAGAATTACATCGCGTCGCTCGATAAGATAGAGAAAGACCCTAGCGCGATCCGCACCGTCGTGGCCCAGACGTTGCCCGCCTACCTCAGGGCCATGGTGACAAACTACAGCCTCAATAAACGTATGTCGCGCTTCCACGACATCGCGCCTTGGGCGGTGGGCATGCGGATGTCCGCAGGCGGCTACAACCAGATGCTCGAGAAATTGCCCAGCAGACGTCGCTGGGCCATCGTTGACGGGCGCGCTTTTGACTCAAATTTGCCCGATGAACTGCAGCGTGCGGTCGACAGCGTGCGGGCGCATGGCTTCGTCGGCCATCCGCTCGAGGAAAGCGCACGCGCCTGGCTGGCAGCGAATCGTGAAGCCTTGATCCGCGGGACGATCATCGACCTGGTCTCAGGGAAAGCGCACATAAAGAGGCGCGGGGCCAGCACGGGGCAGAGTTCTGTAACGTCAGACAACTGTCTTGCCGTGGCGATCCTATTCGCCGCTTGTTACGCCGTCGTTACAGGACGTGAACCTGAGCGGTTCTTCACCGAGGTGACCCTGAAGGACATGGCCGATGATGTGTTGCTGGGGTGGGACGACGACGAAGCCACCACAGGGCCGTACAAGGGGAAGGAGCTCTTGGAGTCCATGCTGGATGCCATGAAGGAACGTGGCGTGAACTTCCGAATAGAGTGCCGCTCGGACAGCCTGGTCGGGCTCGAATGGTGCAAGAAGCACATAGCGTCGTCCGCCGCCTACGCCAAGGACTTCGAGCAGGCAGGTGTTGCGACGCCTGCGTTTGCAATTGTACATGACGCAGAGAGCGTGATCATGAGACAGACAGACCTGGCGGTGCGCACGACACCCGAGTACTACTGGGAACGGACTCTCGGTCACATGCTCCTCTGCGCGCACAACCGCAAGCTCTACGAGTGGCTACGCAATGAACTCGACGAGCTGCGCCCCTCGATGCACGCTTCCAAGCGCGGCAGGTGGATCCTGAAACACCGAAAACCGCCTTCGTACAGGAAGGTGATGCAGATGAGCTACGCCACGCCACCAAGCCCGCGACACCCGGACCCGCCACGCCACATGTGGCGCCGCTACCTCTTCTTTGAGAAGGGATTGCATTCGACGCTCGGCGGCCTTAGCTCTGCCCTACGTAAGTCGGGACTACGACACATAGGGAGCGAAAGGCTCGCAACAGGGAGCTCGAACGCTTTCCACCCGCCTTTGTGCATACTCGGGGCAGCAGTTCGTGACCTCGGAACGCCTGTGACGACACGTGAGGCTTTCCGCGCACGCGTGGGTACGGGGCCCGCGGCGTCCGCTATAGACGTAGACAGATTCTGGTCCAACAACAGACTTGCGATCCGCGAGCTGCACCCGAGCGTCGCAAGCGGGGTCGTCTTGAGCTTTGAACTAGGAACATTGGGCCTTATCGCGCTACACACGGCGCTGCGGAAGATTCCGATTGTCGGAATCTTCGTCCGCTTGTACGACCTGTGCTACTTCGACGGGACGGCCGTCTACGGGGCATTGTCCGGCCTCTATTACGCTGCGCAAGGCGAAACTTCGGGTTTTCTCTCGAGCCTTGTGCCGCGAGACCCATGGGTCCTACATAAGCGGATATGCGCATGGCTCATCGACCTCCTCGGGCCGCTGGTGGTCCTCTCCGGTTTCGCCGGCCCGCTGCCGCGGGGCGTGAAATGGATAGTGGACGCCTGCTCGTATGTAGGCAACCCCCAGCTAGTGATCGACGACAAGGCGACCCGAGGGTTCGGGAAGGCCCTCAGTCATCGATGGATGGCGTTCGTGTCGGACCGAGTGGTGCCCAGCCTGGGCGCGCGCCCGCAGCTCATCGTCGCGGCCACGGGGACGGGTAAATCCCGAGAGGCGCCCAAGTTCCTCGCGCATCATTTCCGTAGGGTGACGATGCTGGAACCACAGGTCCTCCTCTGCGCTCAGCTAGAACAGTACCACTGGGTCAGGAAGGGCGCGCCGCCGCTAGAGCGCGGCGTGCAAGTGATGACGTACGGGCATTTCATCGCCAGATACATACGCGCGCCTGGTAGATCACCCCTGTATTGCCCAGAAGACGAAGTCGTCCTGATTGACGAGGCGCATAGTCAGTCCCCCGACTTGTGCCTCATTATGGCCCACTTACGCGGGAGGCATAACGTCATTCTGATGACGGCGACGCCGGCACTCGACAAACGTCACGAAGTCCTCGGGCCGATAGGCACGATCGAGAGCGGTTTCAAATCCCCTTTCGAGGTGACGTGCGAAGAACGCTGGGGCGCCACCCCAGTCGAAGTCGTGCTGCAGGAAATGGGGAAATATGACGGTGTCATCCTGGTCATCATTCCTACCATCACGGAATGCACACGTGTGGCCAAAACTTTGGAGGGCTACGGCGTAGACGTCGCCGTCCTCAGCGCGGGGAACCGAGAGGCGCGTGCGCGCGTCATCGTGGCGACCCAGGTGGTGCAGGCGGGCGCCAACATCCGAGGGGTAACGCTCATCGTCGACAGCAGCCGGATGATGGTCAAGCATAGAGGGCGGTTGATGGAAGTCCAGTGTGACGAGGCGACCTCGCAGCAGCGCCTCGGGCGCACGGGGCGTTTTGGCAAGGGGCATGTCATCCGCTTAGGACCGCGCTTGAACCGTAGGGCAGAAGTGTACCCAACGGCCGATCAATTCAGCATGGCACCCGACTTGTGGTGTCGCACCTTCCGTATCAAATGCGCACTGCAGGCGCCAGTGGGTGCGCGCAACCCCTTCTACGGTCTGGTGATGGCAGACCAGAAAACGACCGGCGTGGCGCCTACCGACGCGCACGCACTAGCATCGTTCGTCCTCCGCCACGATACGCCGCAAGAAGCCGTCGAAGCGTGCAAGCTGCTTGAACGGGACAAAGAACTCCATTGCGACGTCCTGCCTGCAGGCTCGCGGTTGCGCAGGCAGCTAATGGGTGACCCCGGTGTCATAAGCACGTGGCTCAACATCGCACCGTTCATTCTCGTCCGTAATGGTACGCCAGAACGGTGGCCTTGGATCCGGGTGATGGATGGCCAAGTCACGCCCAACGCTGACCGTGGCTCGCTGATCCGGGCAGGCTCCGGACTGCCCATACACGCGAGCTGCAGCAGCCTCGTACCACAGGGCCTCGGCCTGCCGGCGGAGGCATGCTGGGGTGCGGGCAGGCCACATCAGAACCCTCGGGTTGCCTTGGGGTGGTTTGGGATGCACTATGACACCTGGTACCGCCCTAGCAGCACGGGCGACCTACGCTCGCAGAACGTACCTGCGGGATGGGACGGAAGTACGGGCGCCATCAGCGCCGTGCGTGATTCCCTCGAACAGATGTGCGTGGAGATGCACACACGCCTGTTCGTCTCTTTCAATGACGCTCGTGCGTTCGAGTTGAACCCAGCCGCGCCGCAATCGTCAGCAGTCGCGCTACTCTCCTTCTCAGAGGTCGGATGTCGGATAGCGTACTGGACCGAAGCAAACGTCTTCCCAACCAACCTGCTCCGGCGACGTGCCGCGGTGGCCATTATGGAAGCGACGCGGGAGGGAGACGCAGGGGATGCGTCATTAACCGGTCGTTCCACGAGCGCCTGCGGGAGAACGGGTTTCCGCGTGTGGCCCGAGGACACCGCGGACCTGCTGCTGACAGTGCCGACCGGAAGCGCCATGCTGGAACCGCAGTACGCCTGGGCATGGCATCTGCTTGAGACAGGTCCCTACCCCTGCGGAGTGCGTGGCGTGAACCGGATCCTCGGGGTGGACCAGAGCTCGGCAGGGCTTCCACGTCTCGAAAGTGACTACGCACTGATCCAGCACGGGGCGAAGATCTCGGGTGAAACCACCATTACTACATGGGGAATCGGGAGGGGCGGTGTGCTCTACGAAGGCGCACGCACGCCTACGGACCCCTGCCAAAAGCGCGGCGGCGTGATGTTCTGCACGCAAGGCCACTGGCTGGTCGGTGCCTTGCCACGCCCTGACGATGTTGACGCCTACCACCCGCCGAGACCCAGTCTGTTGCGGAGCAGACCCCTTGGGAAAGCGCCCGTCGTACACGAGGCAGACGAACCCGAACGTCTGAAAACGTGGGACTGGAAGACTCTGTACCTCGGCGCCGACCACGGGGACCTGTCCTGGGAATCCTGGAGCTCGTGGGAGGACATAGCCGGCAGACTCGACATGTGCTTCGGTGCCGGTTATGCGCATCCAAGGGTGACGAGACCCAGCGAAGCAGGTGATGACCCACGGGTAGCACACCTCGCCGGGTGGGCAAGTTACCACCGAACGACGGTACAGGTGTTCTACAAGGGCAGGACATGGTTCGAAATCTACCCTGACTACACGGCACCCGCGCACCACTTGGCACGTCCCGGGCGCAAAATCGTCGTGGAACTGGGGCACGACGGCGCGAGAAAAGCGCGCTGCACGTTGTCACGGCGGGGCAATGCGGCTGTCAACACCGTCTTCGTCGGCGGCCTGACGATCGGGAATGACCTTTCAAGCCGCGCCGTGGCATTGGCGGCCGCAGGCCCAGGTGTGGGTAGCTTGCAGGTGGCGGAGTACCCAAACCTCACGCGTGACCTCATGGTGAGCACAATGGGCCGCGCCGTGTGCGCGCCCACGCCGTTAATGGTCTCACGACTGCGGTGGTTGCCAGCCCAGAGACCTTGGCAGTCGAAGGTTAAACGCGGCGCATGTGTCGCGGCGCTACGTTTCGACCCCTCGCTCTGCTCGACATCGGGGTATGAACGCCTACGTTCGGCCTTCGGAAAGGCGCACTGGGGCGAGATGGGCCTGCGAGCCCTACGCGACGAGGTCGGTGCCCGTGTAAAAGCGGGCCAGGAGACTTCGCCATCGCGGGCGGAACTCCTGAAAGGTGTGGCCGAGGCAGGGCTTACACGCACGAAGCGTCTGCAGCTCTGGCGCGCCATCCGTTGGATGGGGGGTTCGGCGCGTACCCCGCCCGAGAGGGCACACATGGTGGAACGCATCGTCACGTGGGCTGACGTCTTGGGTTACCAGTGGGTTACCTGACGTGGGTGCGGCGTCGCCTGTAACTCGCAAGAATGGCTGCTGCGCCCCGACACCTCGCCATATACAAGGAACCCGCCAGGGGTGGCGACGTGTCCAAAAGAAGCGGGCCTGGCGCGTTCATGCGGTGCACCCCACTGTGGGTGCGTCCACATGGGCGCCAGGACGCCGTTTCAAAACAGCTGTAGGGAGCGCAAGGTAATCGGCCCCCTCTATAAGAGGGTAGCCATGGGCCTGTTTGGCCTCCGCGGCGCTTCGCGCCGGAAATTAAGCCGTCAAGGAGGCGGCCGTTTGACGCCCGTCCCTATAACGTGCGTTTCACGAAGAGAAAAAAAAAAAAA